AATTGTATTTTTTTTAATTGATTTATAAAATGTATTAACTACTTTTATACCACTTGATACTGTATTATTATAAATTGCATAATCGCAATAAAAATTAGAATATTCATAATCAGTACTGATACCATCTAATAATCGTTTAATTGCTATAGATGGTATTACAATATGATCATCATAGGTTATAAATAGAATACCATAAATAGAATTTGTAGAATTATTAAATAGAACAGATCCGACAAATGCGGCTTCACTTTGACATTTTAGGTATGCCATTGGTGGTAAATAATCACTATATAAGTTCTTAAATTCGTAATCAATATGATTAATTTTTACTAATTCTGTGTCAGAATTGAATGCAAAATCATTAAATTTATCTGAAGGAATTTTATATTTTAAATCATTAATAGTATATGTAAATCCGTCATAAGTATCACAAGAATATAATGCCAAATTTAATTCATCAGATGAATGAATTAAATTTGTACAAAAAAGATTATCATCATATTGAAGATAAATTTTGGATGAATTGTGTGGAAATGCAAGAGCTACAAAATATTGTTTGCTTAAATATGTGAAAGGAATTGCATCATATAATATTTTAATATTTGTTTCAGATTTTGGTAACCATGGAAATAATGTTGTTTCCAAATAGTTTTCATTTGTTTCTATGATGATTTTTAGAAACTTCATTTAAACAATATATAATGATGATTAATATATACATATAATATATATTTATCAATTTTTTTAACAATTTTTATCAATATAATCTATCATTTTTGATTTTAAATTATTTATATAATCATTAAAATTTGGATCTAAATCATTTTTATATTGATCAAAATTAATTGGATTATTACATATGTAATTAGAAGTATCAATTTTTATAAATGAATCAATTATTGGATTATCATTTATATATAATACATTTTTATACATTCTATCATCTATAGCAGATAAAACATTTAATAAGATTGACATATCATCTGTAATTTCATCATCTGCATCAATATTACTATTTTTATTTAATCTTTCATTTTCAATAGATAGAGATAATATATAATTATTTTGAATAACATTTGATATCCATTTTTTTTTATAATTATTTTTTTTATAATTAATTATTGAATTATAATTTGAATAATTATGTAATTTATTATCTTTATAAATATAAATATTGTGAATATTGCCATACATGAATGATTTAATAATATTTTTTTCGAATGTTAATTCTTTTTCAATTATATTTTTTCCAATATATTCCAAATTAATTGGTACGTTAAATACATATTGAAAATTAATATATTGTGAATAATATTCATTTAATATATTATCAAAAATTAAATAATTTATTCCATAATTTTTACACCAATTTTTTATTTCAATATTAATATAATCTGGTAATTTTTTAGGATTTATTTTTTCACTGAGTCTTTCATTTAACACTTCTAAATCATCATTTTTTAATTTAATATTAATTAGATTATTAAAATTTTCATATTTTATATATTTATAATTGTAACTTTTATAATAATTAAAATCTGTTTTTAAATCATTATATGATTTTTCGATTACAGTTTCAATATTTTCATCAAATAAAACATGTTTATAAGTATTTTTAAATAATTCAAATATATTATTAATAGTTAATAAATCAGACTCTTTATTTGAAAAATATTTATTAAATACTTCTAAATCACTCACAATTTCTAATATATTAAAATGTGTATTTATTAAAAAATTAACTATAAAAAGAATATTTTTATAAACACCTAATTTATATCCAACTATTATTGGATAAAATAAATTAAAATCTAATAATTTATTTTTTGTTTTTTGTTTTATTTTATTTAAATTTTCAATATTTTTTGTTTTATATAATAATTTTGGTTTTGGATAATATACATATAAATTTTGTTCTAATTTAAATATTAATTTTTTTCTTATTGTTTTTTGAATATCATCTATTTTTAATTTATATTTTTTATCTAATAATCTTGTATTTTTATTTCTTAAATCTTGATATTTATTTTCAAATGGATGTATTAGATAATAACTTAAATTGGCATCTACTAATATTTTTTCTTCAATACCGGTAGTTTCATTTGGTACTATAAAATCATATACTGATGAATTAACTAAATTTTTATTATATAATTTTTCTGTAAAACATAAATCTTCAGATATTACTGAGGTTGTAAGAAATTGACTATATATTAAAAATTTAAATAATGTTAAATTTATAAATAAAGTTTTATCATTACTTTCATTTTCTTCTTTATTACTAATTTCTTCTTCTAATAATTCAATATAATCTTCTTTTTCTATATTTAATTTTGTATTTGATACATATGGATATAAATCAGATACATATATTCCATATTCATCTTCTTTTTCTGACATTAAATTTAAAAATGTTAAAGAAAAATCTGCTTTACATATACCATATATCGGTATAATATTTAATCTACTATTTTTTGGATATGTATAATATATAATTCCATCACTTACTCTACCTACTCTACCTTTTCTTTGAAGTCTAGATGCTTCTGAAATTTTTAATATTTGATTATTAGTAGTATTAGTATCATAATTATATGAGACATCATTATTAAAACCAGTATCAATCACAAATTTTAATGTATTAATTGTAATAGATGCTTCTGCAATATTAGTACTTACAATTATTACTCTATCATATTTAAATTTTAAATTAGTACTAGCCATTTTCTTTTTTTTTAAATAATCATGAATAAATTTTCTTTCATATTTATACAACCTTTTAAATTGTTTTAAATTATTACTTATCATTTTTTTAAATTCATCTGCCATATCTCTATAATATGGTACAGCAATAGTATTAATAGGTAAGATTTGATTTAATTCATCAACTAGTTTTATAATATTACTTACTGTTGTACAAAATAATAATACATCTTTATTTATTGGATCATTTTCAAGACATATTTTTTCTGCATATTTTATTGCTAATTTATATGATTCTTTTTCTTCTAGATCTTCAGTATGATATATTTCATTAATTTTATATTGAGTTGTTTCTCCTGGTGGGGAAATATGAATTCTTCTATCAATTACACATCTATCTAATAGATTAAATTGTTGAGTTTCTGCATTATATACATCTCTAATTGGATATAATAAATTATCATTTATATATCTATAATATTTTCTATAAATTGGATCATCTAAATCCATTGTAGCAGAAACTATATATAATTTTAATTGATTGTTTAAAAATACACTTGTTCGAAGCAAAGTTAAGATCATGTCCATGTTAGCATTATGTTCGTGAGATTCATCAACAATTACTATATCATATAAATTTTTTAATGAATAAAATTTATCAGAGATTTTTAGATTATTACGACTATCATTTTTTATTTTCTTTAATAAAGGAAAACTTTGTAAATCACTCAATAATGTACCATCTGTAACTATTCTTAAAAAATAATCTTGATCATCATCAATGTGATCATCTTTTTCATATTTATATTGAACAATACCATATGTTGTCTTTACATTTTGTCTATAAGTTGATGAATAAGTTTTAATTGGTACTCCTAATTCTAAAGAAATACGTTCTGCATTATTAGTAGTTGGGTCAATACGTGGTTGAGTACAAATAATTTTTCCTTTAAATCTTTTATCAAATGCTTTTAAACCATATAATAATAATTTTGGTGTTTGTGTTGATTTACCTACACCAGTTCCACCAGTTAACATAACTATTCTTTGGTTTAAATAATGGTGATAAAAATTAATTTGGCTTACCCAATCCATTGCATACATATTATACCAATCCATTCTATTTGCTAAATATTTATAATATGATTCATTTGCACCAAAATAATCTTTAATTTTTTTTAAATTTGAATAAGGTTCATCATTAATATAATAATATGCCTTTTCATATTTTTTAATATGATCTTCAAATAATTTTTGGTTAGATATTTTAACAACTTCAATTGTATTAGAATTTAAATTGCTCCTTTCAAATTCATTTTTTCGAATAATAAATTCTGATAATAAACCACGTTTACATAAACATTCAAATACAATATCAGTTATAGAATTTAAAACATTAACAATTAAATTATAGTTTACATCTCTTATTTCAAATTTAGTTTTAAAATTATATTCACTATATTTTGTTTTAATATTATTCGAAATATTAAAATATCTAATTATTATTTCCTTTAATTTATCATTTGTATAATTTGTATCAGATGATCTATATATATCACCTATATAATTTAATATATCACTTATATAAAATTTTTCTGTATTATTTAAACTATTAAAATTTGTAGGAATAGTTAAATTTAATATTCTATTAGGTTTGGCATTATTTAATTTATAATAAAAAAATAATGATTTACTAAAATTATATATGTTTTTATAGGATACTTTATATTTTGTATTTATTTTATTTAAATTATATTGATTATAATATTTAGAACTTTTTGTGTTGTTGTATTCTTCTAATTTTATTATTTTATTATTTTTAAAAATTTTATAGCCATACCATGATTTATTTAATTTTAATATTTGTGATCTAATAAAATCATATAAATAAAATTTATTCATTGATTTATAATTAGTAATATGTTCTTCAAAATTATCATCTTCATTATCTTCATAAATATCATCTGATGTATATATTGTATATACTTTTTTATAATTTTTTACATCATTTACAAAATTATATTTTGTATCGAAAAATGTCATCATATAAATAAAAAAATTTTTTAATAATTTATTTGAATAATTGTTATATGATTCACCTTTTTGTATTTTATCAATATATAAATCCATATTTTTTATAAATAATACTTGTTTACTTTCATCTAATAATAACCATTTACTGTCTTCAATATTATTTAATATATTATAAACAGAATATATATCATTTAATATATCTAAATACATTATATTTTTATCATTTACACTTTTTTCAAATAATAACCATTTAAAATCAAGTGTATTTAAATATAAATCATTTATAATTGTATCATAAAATTCTGCAAATGGTAATGCTGTTTCTTTAAATGATATATTATTTTCTAAATAATATTTAACTGTATTTTTATAAATTTTACTTTCTTGATATTTTTCTAATAATATTGGTACAACATTTACCCAATTTACATAAAATTTTGTTCGTAAATTATTTATTGTTTCTTTTAATAATTCAAAATTAATTGTTATATCTTCTATTGAAAATGAGTATTCATTAAATGAATCATCTTCATCATAACCACGACTATATTGAAAATTAGAAATCTCATAAGTATCATTATTTTTTTTAATAGTTATATCAGATAAATTTTTAATTAATTTAAATTTTTCATAATTATTTATATCATCAATATATGGAAAAAATAAATATAAAATAGCTATAATTTCTCTATTATTATTTCTTTTTATTTGATCTATGAATGATTGTGGATTACTAATTAATAATTTATTATAAATATACTCTAATAAATCACAATATTTATCAAATACAAATTTATATTCTATGCTATTTAAATTTGATAATATTGATTTTATAACTATATCAATATATTCTTTGTACGATTCTGTTAAAAACATAATATAATATATATAAAAAAAAATTTGAAAAATAATATAAAAGAAATTGCATATATAATTTATGGAAAACGTATCAGATCAATTAAGAAAAAAATTACGAGAAAAACTCAATCAAAAAAAACTTCAAAATACTCAGCTTTCTAATAAAGAAAAAAGAAAAATTTATAGACAAGCTGATGATGATAAAAAATTAATGGCTGAGGATCCACGTATTACTTCTATAATGAGAGGATATTATATTGATGCAATGGCAAGTTCACATAATTTAAGTGTTGTTAATCCAGTACTTATTTTAAATAATATTGAAAAACATAGAACCGAGTATTATGAATTTTTAGCTAATTTTATGAAAGAAGTTAAATTAGATGTTGAATTATGGAAAAAAGATATGATGATTGGTTATAATAAACTTATTAGTGAAGTTGAAAAAGAAGAATATATGCTAAATCTAAATAAAGAATATAAAAATAAATATAAATCATATTTTATTACACCATATATTCGATATATGGCAATGATGACAGGAGTTGATATTTTGAAAGATTTATAAAATTGAAATTTTTTTTATATATGAATCCCATTAGGATGATTGTTTTTCTTGTTCAAAAGCAGAATGAGAGTGAAGGTGACGCTCAACGGACAGGATGTGTCGCCCAATTCGCAGCAGGGACAGTTGTTCTACCCAGTGTGGTGGGTCGAGCACGATACAGACGATGTTGTGCCCGACTGGCTTCGCATCTTTGGAGCCATGCTCCTCGGATGCCTTGTCACCGTCCTCTCCATACTGGTCGGCTCTCGGTTTGGCTGGGACATCATGGCAATGATCGTTCTTGGCGGTCTGGCGCTAATGCTGGGATGGGTGCTCTTTCGTTCCTCCCAGAACAGAGGGCGGCAGAACAGAGGGCAGGTTGGGTGGATGATCTATTGGTAATGTGTTTTAGGGGTTTTTGTTTGTATATTTTATTGCATAAATTTATTTCTGCAAAAAAATTGAAAAATTTATTTATAAAATCGTTCATTAGTCTTTAATTTTGATAAACAAGTGCCTAGTTAAGTAGTAATTAGTCTCTTGAGATGGAGTTCACTAATACGAGGCGATTGTATAGTGTGCCTGTCGCTGGCGCGGTAAGGAATGTAGACCCCGTCGATGAGACGGAGTACTTCGTCTGTACTACTCCGACTGGGGAAGAAGTACTCCTGCTGTGCGCAAATTCCAAGTGCACCGGAACTTCTACCATGACGGGCAAGCCGTGTGTCAAGTTTGTAGTGAAGGAGGAGCGCCTCGTCTGGTGCTCGATAGTGAAGAAAGTCCTCACTCCTGATGGAAACAAGCGCGCAGTCGAGTCAAGCCCCGCAGCTGTTGGAGGTGTCGCAGTCGTGTCAAGCCCCGCAGCCGTAGCGGCAGCAATTTGGCACCAGCAGCAGCAGCAGCAGTGGCTCCAGCAGCAGCAGTGGCTCCAGCGCACACTGATGCCGATGTCGATGCCCATGCATTTCCATGCAGGCGGCATGCCACTCAGTACGGTACCCGCGCCTGCACTGATCGCGGGTCACGGAGGTGCAGGCGGCAGCGCGACGCCGCACCACGTTCATGCGCCTGCGCCGCCGACCGAGGCTGCCGCTCGCCACGGTGGTGCAGGCGGCAGCGCAACGACGCACCCCGTTCATGTGGCGTCGCCCGCGCCGCCGACCGCTCGCCACGGAGGAGCAGGCGTCATCACAACGGCGCCCCCCGGTCCTCTGGTGGAATACAAGCCGCGTCCTGCGGCTCCCACTCTCCGCGAAGTTGAAGACGAAGACGAGCAGGAGCCGTTTTGGTCTTACATATTCAAAAAGTGGGATCTCAAGTATCTAGTTGCAGGCAAACACTTTAATTACGATGGCAAAGTGATTACGATCACGGACAAGAGTGTTTGGAAACCGTGCAATCTCGACACCCACAGTGAAGGGGTGCAGTGCGATCTTCCCCACCTAACAGAGGATGGCATGTACGCGGTGCCCCACTGCCACTACGACGCCATGAAATTTAAGGTGTGCACCAAGAGGGAGAAGTGCT